CTGTTGAGTTAACAAATATTATATCTTTTCAATTAGGTAGAATTGCAGAAATGATAAATGATGACTTTGAAAGAGATACAAACTTTATTAAACTGCATGTAATGGAAATCGTAAAGAGAAGTTAACAATGAATAACATAAACGAAAAAAGAGGAACTTGTTGGGTAGGATATCAACAAATCGGTATGAAAAAGAAAAATGGTAGAATGGTGCCGAATTGTGTTAAAGAAAATGTAGAGATTTACTATGAGGAAAATGGTAAAGGATACGGATACACATTTGAATTCATTACTGATAAAAATTTACAAGAAGCCGAATATCAAGGTCGTAAAGTAAAACTAAACAAAATTATGCAAGGTGATGCTAAAAAGTTTAAAGTATATGTAAAAAATCCAAAAGGTAATGTTGTGAAAGTAAACTTTGGTCAAGGTGGTAAAGCTAAAGGTGGAACTATGAGAATTAGAAAGTCTAATCCAGCAGCAAGAAAATCATTTAGAGCTAGACACAATTGTGATAATCCAGGCCCTAAACACAAAGCTAGATATTGGGCATGTAGAACTTGGTAATATAAATGGATAGATTAGTCAAACAATTAATCACACCTTTTATAACCGAACAAGTAAAAGCAACAAGGGTTATAGCAGTTTATCCAGGTAGATTTCAACCTTTTGGGCCACATCATAAAAAAGTATTTCAAACACTACAAAAAAAGTTTGATGATGTTTACATTACTACATCAAACATCAAATCCCCACCAAGACACCCAATGAATTTTAAAGAAAAAGTTCGTCATATGGTTAAAATGGGTATTCCTAAAAATAAAATTATATTTGAAAAAAGTCCTTATGTAGCAAATAATTTATTAAAGAGATTTAATTCAGATAAAACAGCAGTTGTTTATGTATTTGGTGCAAAAGATGCAGGAAGATTAAAGGGTGGAAAGAAAAAATCAGGTGGTTTAACTTATTATCAAGATTATAAAAAAAATAAAAACAAAATGGTTGGTTATGAAACACACGGATACATTTATACGGCACCGCATGTAAAAGTAAGTGGTATATCAAGTGGAACAGAAATCAGAAGATTATTAGGTAGTCCAAAAGTAAAAGAACAAAGTAGAAAAATAATATTTAAAAAAACATTTGGTTATTTTGATAAAGGTGTTTACAATATGTTGACAAATAAATTTAGAAAATTATTTGAAGTGTATTCTAAGTTTATCGTTGAAAACAAAGATTATATTAAAAAACTTATCAAAGAAGCTTCAACAGGTGCTAACTTTCCAACTGATGATGGCCCACCAACTTTCTATAAAGGGTTTAACGATTATGAAAAAACTGCTGGTAGTTGGGTAAAAGAAATGGGTAAAACTTATGGTTGGGAAGTGTATGATTATTTAATCAGTCAAACAGCACAAAATCCAGAAGATGACTATACATTAGAATACAACATTGTTCCTTCAGTTGCTTTCGGTAGAGAAAACACAGGAGAATATGGAAAAAGATTTGGTGTTAAAGAACCAATTAAAAGTTATATGGAAGTTGCAGATAGAATATCACAACAATTAGGATATGAAGTAATTAAGTATATGGGGATTAAACCAGACTTTAGTGGTTATACAGGTGTTGAAGTAGAAGCACCAGTTTTACCAGGTCGTTATGATTTAGGAAATACTAAAAGAGCAGAACTAACAGGAAAACAACTAGGTTCTGGTATGACTTTGTTAAACACATTAGAAGAATCATTAGATTTATCAAAAGAAGTAAATATGATTTTTGAAGATGAACAATTTAAAGCTAAATCAAAAGAAACCGGTAGAGTGATTGTTTATAAGTCCAAAGATAATATGGACAAAGCAATTAAAAGTGGAAGAGCAGAACCCTTAGATAAAAAAGACAATAAAGTAAAGGGAACAAATGTGTTTAAAAAACCACAAGATAATTGGGAAAGAATAGACGACAAGTCTAATAGAGTTAAATCAAAAGATTATACTGAAGAACAATATGAAGATGAAACAGGTGAATATTTTGAAAACGACAAAACAATGAAAACAATTCCTAATTTGTTTAAAGATAAAAATGATATGATTGACAAAATGAAATCAGCAAGAAGTGTTTATTTATCATCAAACAAAATGGAATTTATGGACAACACAGATGTTGGTGATATTTTAAATTCAGATAATGCATTAGAGTTAGGAAAACAACGAGCAAAAGAATATGGAAAAGATTGGAATAGATTAGAGAAAGCAATTAATAGTGGAAATCCAGTCCCACCACCTATTGCAGTAAAAGATAAAAATGGAGATTATTATTTATTAGCTGGAAATACAAGATTAATGTCATATACCGCATCAGGTAAAAAACTTCCTATAAAAGTTATTGATTATGACGGAGAGTTTCAATATAATGAATCAATCCACGAGTGTATAGCATTTTCTAAAAAGTTTGGTAATGATATTGTGATTGGAAAAAATCGTGATAGAAACTATACACCAAAATTAAAAGTAGTTAGAGAAATAAGTGGTAATGGTATTGAAGTTTGTTATGTTCAAGACCAAGATACAGATTGGTCAGAAGGTATGAATTCAAATGGTGTTGGATTAGTTAATTCAGCATTGTTCGTAAAAAGAGATGAAAAAGACTTTGATAAAGCAAAGAAAAAGAAAGCTCCTTCCAAAGACGGAATTCGTATTAGACACGCATTATCAAAAGATACTTTTACAGAAGTGGTTAAATCATTAATAAAATTTGATACTGGTGTAAAAGGACACACACTAGTTAGTAATGGTAAAAAATTAGTTGTGATTGAAAATACAAGTAGAACTAAACCATTAGTAAAAATACACGACATTGATAAATCATCAATCGTTAGAACTAATCACGGAATTGAACACCCTGAACAAGGATATACAAGAGGACCAGATAGAATATCATCTGAATTAAGATTAAAAAACGCCAAAGAATTAATCGATAAAGAAAAAGAATACAAAAAAGTATTTCCATTATTTTACAACGATACACAAAGTAAAGGCCCTAAATTTGATTTAGTAAGAGCTCAGAACAAATTGTGGACATCAAGTCAAATCTTAATGAACTTAAATAAAAAACAATTAATACTTTATTTAATTCCTGGAGCAGTAAAGTTTATTGGTGTTGAAAACAAATTACCAAAAAATTACGAACCAAAAATTAAATTAGATGTTCGTCAATATGAACACGGCCCTAGTGATAAATACGATACATTTGTAACCACAGACAAAACACCAAAGAAAAGTGCAATAAAAGACAGAAGTATTAATGAAAATCTTTTATTAGAGGGTGGAGCATACGGACATATGGCACACCCATTTGATGATAACAAATTAACTTTTGCTGATTTAAAAAAGATTATTAGATTAGGTTTATCAGGTGAATTAAATCGTGAAGATAATGTAACGGAAAAAACTGACGGACAAAATTTAATGATTACTTACCGAGATGGTAAAGTTTTAGCGGCAAGAAACAAAGGACAAATTAAAAATCGTGGACAAAACGCACTTGATACTAATGCAGTAGCTCAAAAGTTTAGTGGTCGTGGTGATATAAAAGATGCGTTTGTATTTGCTATGAAAGACCTAACAAGAGCAATAAATAGTTTGAGTGATAAACAAAAAGACAAAATTTTTAAAAATGGTGAAATATTTATGAATTTAGAAATCATTTATCCAGCGTCATCAAATGTAATAGATTATGATAAACAAATATTACAATTCCACAATTCAATTCAATACGATAAAAATGGTAATGCAGTTGGTGAAGTAAAAGGTTCTGGTAGAATGTTGCAAGGTATGATTAAACAAGTAAATCAAGATATTGGAAAACACTTTAGAATAATTAAACCAAGAGTTTTAGATTTACCAAAAAAAATTGATTTTGGGAAAAAAGTTGATATTTATAATAAGAGAGTAGATAAATTAAAAAACCAATATGGATTAAAAGATAACGACACATTAGGTAAATATCATCAATCTTTTTGGGAAGAATTAATTTTTAATGCAGGACAACAATTTGGTTATAAAATTTCTAAAACAATTTTAAAGAAATTAACTAAAAGATGGGCGTTTTTTGATAAAAGTTATAAAATACCACAAATAAAAAATGACTTAAAAAAACACCCAGAATTTTTAAACTGGGTTATGAATACAGATAAACAAAACCACAAAGCAATGGTTAAGAAAAATATGTTACCATTTGAAAAGATTTTCTTTTCAGTAGGAGCAGATATATTATTAAATTTATCAAACTTTATTGCAGCTAATCCAACAAAAGCTGTAGAAAAAATTAGAAAAGATATCATCAAAGCATCTAACCAAGTTAGAGCAGGTGGTGATATTAAAAAAATGACAACATTAAAACAACAATTAGAAAAACTAAACTCAATTGGTGGATTAAAAAAGATAGTTCCGGTTGAGGGTATAGTTTTCAAATACAAAGGAAAAACCTATAAGTTTACTGGTGCTTTCGCACCCGTAAATCAAATATTAGGGTTAGTGAGTTTTTAGTTATGGCCAATTATAGTAAAGAAGCAAAAAGACAAAACGAGGTATTGAAAGATTTAATATCTGGTAAAGAACACGAAAAAAAATACACTCAAGTTGGATATGAGGGTAAACAAGAAAACAAAGGTGGAGAAACTCGTAAATCAGAATTAACTGATATTATGGCAGAAGCAAGAGTTCCTTTGTTTTGTCCTAAGTGTAAAAAAACAATGAAAAAAAGACTTGATAATAAGTTTTGGTATTTATACAAACATTGTTTTGATTGTCAAATTGACTTTGAACACAAATTAAGACTTGAAGGAAAGTATGATGAGTGGGCAACAAACAAAGTAAAGAAAAATCAACGAGCTTGGGTTGATGATATGATACAAGGAATTGAACAATGGAGAACTGAAAGACCAGTTGACCAAATCTATGACATTGGTATTAAAGACCCAGAAGTTGAAATAAAGAAAGCACAAGTTAATGAAGAAGCTTTAAATAAACTTGCTGATGATGCTATAAAAGACTTGAAAAAAATGAGAGAAAACATATAACTAACTATTTATAGGTAAGGAGAAAAATAATGTTAAAAAAACTACTTGGACTACTAGCAGTAATAGGAACAATCTTTGGTGCTATCGCGGGTGCAAAAAAATCTAAAGAGTTAAAAGAACTTGAAAACAAGATTGATGAATCCAAAAAAGAAGAAAAAGATGTAGAAACTAAAATTGCTAAGTTAGAAAAAAATAAGAAAAAGAACAAAAAAGAAATTACTTCTTTAAAAAGAAAACTAACCATTTCTAAAAAGAAAACAACAAAAATGGAAAAGACTTTTGAAAAAGGTGATTCTGATAAAGCCGCAGAGTTCTTAAAAGATTTTAGTAAATAAAGGTAAAGATATGAAAAAGTTAATAGTAATATTGGCTTTGTTTGGGTTTATTTATTCTCAAGATAAAGTTTACACTTTTACTGAAGAAGAAGTCACTAATATGGCTAACAAAGTAAAAGACTTACAAACTCAAGTTGAGGAACAAACAAAGCAAATTAGTATTTATGATGAGTTAATGAAAAAATATGAAAATCAAGCACAAATTGATTCAATGTTAATTTCATTTAAAACTCAACAAGTAGATATTTTAAAAGACCGAGAAGTCTTATATGAGAAACAGATTAAACTTGTTAAACCTAAATGGTATGAAAACAAGTGGTTGTATTTTACATTTGGTGTAGTTGCAACTTCAGTTTCAGTAAAACTTGCCGGTGAAATAGTTGATTAATGAGTGATAAAAAACAATTAAAAGAAGCCATTAAAAGAGAATACGCTAAATGTGCAACTGACCCTGTTTATTTTTTGGGTAAGTATGGAATAATCCAACACCCTGTTAGAGGTAAAGTTAATTTTAATCTATACGATTTTCAGGAAAAATCATTAGAATCTTTTATGAAACACGATTATAATATTGTGTTGAAGGCTAGACAATTGGGTTTATCAACATTAACTGCTGGATATGCTTTGTGGATGATGACATTTCAACAAGATAAAAATATTTTGGTCATTGCTACAAAACAAGAAACAGCAAAAAACTTAGTAACAAAAGTTAGAGTGATGCACGCTAACTTACCAGGTTGGTTAAAACAACCTTGTGTTGAGGACAACAAATTATCATTACGATATAAAAATGGTTCTCAAATTAAAGCGGTAGCGAGTTCTGAAGAATCAGGTCGTTCCGAAGCCTTGTCGTTATTGATTATTGATGAGGCTGCGTTTATCGATAAGATAGACACGATATGGGGAGCCGCGCAACAAACACTAGCGACTGGTGGTAGAGCTTTAGTTATCTCTACACCAAATGGTGTTGGTAATTTTTTCCATAAAACTTGGATAGGTGCTGAAGACGGAACTAATGATTTTAATTTTATTAAACTACATTGGTCAGTTCACCCTGAAAGAGGACAAGAGTGGAGAGATGAACAAGATAAATTATTAGGGCCTTCATTAGCCGCTCAAGAATGTGATTGTGATTTTATCACTTCTGGTCGTGGTGTTATTGATGGTTTACTACTTGAAAAAATGAAAGAAAGTAGTGTAAGAGAACCAATAGAAAAAAGAGGTATAGACTCTAACTATTGGATATGGCAACCACCAAACTACACTAAAAATTATGTGGTAAGTGCCGATGTTAGTAGAGGTGATGGAACTGATTATTCAGCGTTTCATATTATAGATGTAGAATCTTTGGAACAAGTAGCTGAATATAAAGGTAAAATCTCTACACAAGATTTTGGAAATATGCTAGTTAATGTAGCTAGTGAATATAACAATGCTTTGTTGGTTGTAGAAAACAACAATATTGGTTGGGCTGCAATTCAACAAGTAATTGATAGAGAATATCCAAACTTGTTTTATACAAGTAAAGATTTGCAATATGTTGATGTTCAACATCAAATAACAAATAAATATAGAGTTCAAGAACGAAATATGGTTCCTGGTTTCTCAACAACTCAAAAGACAAGACCTTTGATTGTTGCAAAGTTAGAGGAAATGTTTAGAGAAGAATCAGTTGTGGTTCATTCTCAAAGACTAATTGACGAGTTGTTTGTATTTATTTACAACGGAAACAGAGCGGAAGCTATGACAGGGTATAATGATGACCTTGTAATGTCTTTCGCAATAGCCCTTTGGGTTCGTGATACTGCGTTGAGATTAAGAGCAGAAGGTATAGAACTTTCTAAACAAGCAATACAAGGTATCGGACAAAATCCAGGAATCTATACTTCTGAAGTTGAGAAAAATGATTCTTGGGAAATGGATGTTAAAGGGGAGAAAGAAGATTTAACTTGGTTAATTAAATAAGAGGTGAAATATGGCTGAAAGAGATTTATTCAGTAGATTACAACGACTATTTTCTACAAATGTAATTGTTAGAAATGTCGGTGGTAGACAATTAAAAATAGCAGACACACAACAAGTTCAAGCGGTATCCGGTAAAGACTTAGTTGATAGATTTTCTCGTTTGTATAAAAGTCCACACGGAATGAGTGGATACAATCAATCTTTGTATCAAAAAACAATGCGTATGGGATTGTTTAGAGATTATGAAGCAATGGATTCTGACCCATTAGTAGCATCCGCATTAGACATTTATGCAGATGAAACAACATTGAAATCAGAATACGGAAAAATATTAAGTATTAAATCTGATAACAACCAAATACACGATATTTTACATAATCTATATTATGACATTTTAAATATTGAGTTTAATCTATACCCGTGGACAAGAAATTTGTGTAAATACGGAGACTTCTTTTTAAAACTTGACATTAATGAAAAGTATGGTATTACAAATGTAGAACCATTATCAAGTTATGATGTTGCAAGAGTAGAGGGTGAAGACCCAGAAAATCCTTATTATACAAAGTTTGTATTGGAAAGTGGGGACATAAGACAAACACAACAAGGAGCAAAAACAGAATTTGAAAACTATGAAATAGCTCATTTCAGAATGATTTCCGATTCAAACTTTTTACCTTATGGTCGTTCAATGTTAGAGGGTGGTAGAAAAGTATGGAAACAATTATCACTTATGGAAGACGCTATGTTGATTCATAGAATTATGAGAGCTCCAGAAAAAAGAATATTCAACATTGATATAGGTAATATTCCACCAGCAGAAGTTGACCAATATATGCAAAAAATAGTTGGTAAAATGAAGAAAGCTCCAGTTATTGATGACAACGGACAATACAACTTAAAATATAATATCCAAAATATCACAGAAGACTTTTTCTTACCTGTTCGTGGTGGAGATAGTGGGACAAGAATAGAAAATCTTGGTGGTTTAGAATATCAAACAACAGACGATATTGAATATTTAAGAAACAAATTATTAGC